TTCAGCCGCTCGCTTCCTCGGGAGCGGGTTAGGCTGGTCGTTCTGAACGAACGGATTAACGAAATCCAACCGACGAAGACTATCTTCCCATCCTTGTCCTGCCTTCTTTCTAGGCAGTGGATTAGGCTGATCAGATTGGCGGAACGGCGGTAGTGCTACCTGCTCTAGGGTGTTGTTAGTACCTACTTGCTGTTCAGCCGCTCGCTTCCTCGGGAGCGGGTTAGGTTGGTCCTTTAGGCTAAACGGATTCTCAAAGTCGAGTCGCCGCAGCGCGTCTTCCCACGCTTGTACTGGCGGTTTCTTCAACGCCGGGTTGTTGAACTCGGCCCTACCAATAGGTAGTTCTTCAACGAGATCCAGACGGCGAAGCACGTCCTCCCAACCCTGTACCGTCTTCTTACGCGGAAGCGGATTAGGTTGTTCAGACAACCGGAACGGAGGAGGCGGAACCAGCGTAAGAGTGCTGTTCTCTACAACATCCGGTCCAGCGGCCTTTTTAAGCGGAGCTGGGTTCGGCCAATCCTTCTGACTAAACGGGTTCTCAAAGTTTAGTCGGCGTAGTCCATCCTCCCATGCCTGTACCGTCTTTTTACGCGGGAAGGGGTTAACAAACTCCGCATGCCCAATAGGCAGTTCAGGCAAAAACTGACTTAGAGTGTTGTTCTCTACAACATCAGGCTGAACGTATTTCTTTCTAGGTAGCGGATTAACCCAGTCTGTCTGACGCAGCGGTGGAGGCGGAACCTGCGATAGGGTGTCGTTGACGCCTACTTCTTGTTGTGCAGCCCGTTTCCGTGGGAGCGGGTTCGGTTGATCGTTCTGACTAAACGGATTCTCAAAGTTTAGTCGGCGTAGTCCATCCTCCCAGCCCTGTACAACGGGCTTCCGTGCCTGCGGATTAGGCCAATCCTCCAGATAAAACGGCGCTACAGGCGGCGCTACTTGAGTAAGCGTATTGTTAACGCCTACATCTTGGTACGTCGGGGGTTTCCCTATTTGCGGATTGGCTTGCGCAGACTGAATAGCCGGAGGTGCTGGTACCAGCAGCCCCAACGCAAGAACAGAACCGGAGAAGGTATGAATCCAGCCCGGAAATCGCTTTGGATTTCTAGGAACAGGATTAGGCCAATTGGTTTGCCGATGAGGCTCGGCAATGACGCGACGACGAAGAACGTCTTCTACAGGGGGCTGGACCTTCTTTTTTACTCTAGGATTTTGCCAATCCGTAAAGCTATTTGGACCCAGCGGTGAGGCCATGCCCGCCCCTTAAAGAAGTAAACCGCCCCAGTATAGAGACGGTTTACCGTACCGACATAGGCTTACAGAATCTCGTAGAGAAAGTGTCCCGACGTAACCGGTGCAGTAGCAGCGGTAATAGCCGAAATAGAGATCTCGCTATTCGGAGCAGTAGCAGTTGCTACCGTCAGATACTGATCGGGCGACGCCACCCAACGTACAATGCCGCCATAGGCATTAAACGACAAGTGAAGCAAATGCGCCGTAGCCGACCGTTGCGGGTTGGTAGTAGCCTGCGTGAACCCAGTGGGCGCAGTCGCAGGCGCGAGTCCCATGGCATTGGTCAATGCGGTTCGGACGCCCGTTGCAGACGGAGTAGCGCCGTTAGTCGAATCACGTGCTACTACAATAGTAGCCGGAGTTGAAGCCGATGCAGCCTCACCGCCGATATAGACTTCCGACACAACGCCCATCGCAGCTGCGGCGTTAGATCCAATCGCACAAAATACGCTGTTACCAAAAGTTGTGGTGTCAGCGGTAGCTGTCATCGTCAACGAAGTCCAGCTAGTGGAGTACTTGGCCATTCTATATTCTCCTTAGGGAAGTATGATCCCAGACTCTAAAGTCTGGGCCTTCTGCATGACTTCGTCTACGACTTGTTTGTATGTCTTGCAGCTAAAATCAATCGCTCTCTTTGCGCCACAAGGGTCGCAAATATAGCTGTCACACCCACGACAATACGCCCGCTCACGGGTCCGATTAGGGTTCATGATAACCACATACTGACAGTGAGAACAAGTATAGGTTGCCGTCTCAAATAATCCTATACCAGCTTCTTTTGGCAAACCGGACTGCCGAAGAAGATCTTCTGGGACGGGCATGTGTGTTGCCCGATGATCAATCATCAAATAGCCTTCTTTAGAACGCTTACTACTCATACTTACTCTATCTCTACGATGGCGCTGCCAGTACCAGCTGCGGGGAAATTAACTGTAAATGTACCAACGGACACAGTCTTTGTCGAACCGAAATTGAGTATGGCCACAGCTTTGTTACCATTGGTGCTATTGTAAATCAACGCTCCATCCGCGCTGAAGGTAGCCCCAGTCCAAGAGACATCTGCAAAATTGATATACGCAGTGGTAGTAGGCGTGCCAGTAGTTGTGGGCGTCTGCGTAACAGTCAGAGTCTGGCCACCCGCTGTATAACCCGCTCCAGTAACCTCGCCTACCGTTGTGTACACAGTAGTCGTAGCGTCCAATGAAGCGGTGGCCGCTGAATACAGGGCGATCTTAAACACGTCTTGGCCCGTAATCGTACGGGTCAGCGCACTGAAGTTATGCTGCGCACTCAAGACTTCCGCCTTGAATGACGACGTCATGCACTGAGTAATACTCATGTGACAGGCACTCTGTTCTGGCCGCTGCGGTATACGTCCCTACGGTTCTTGCCTTCGCCAAGCCCTTTAAGAAGTGCGATGCCTTCCTGATACTTCTGCTCATACTGAGCAACCATATCGTCCTCGCCCTTCAGATAGATATACGCTTCACGAAGCGTCCCATACAGCAAAACGTTCTGCATGTTGGACCCGAGCCATGAAGACCCAGCCGTAACAATAGATGTCGGGTAGTAGTAATAGGCTAGCTGTACCGGGTAGTTCTGATCCGGCGTAGGGCCGACAACCAAGGTGTTCTGGTCGTACTGTCCATAATGCGTAGGCTGCCCAGTCACAGTCGGGTCAGGAAACGCCTCGCGCATGTACTCTGCGTCTTTGTTAAGCAGGAACGTACCCACGCTACCGGGGTAGACAATCTGCAACGAGAAAGTACCAAGCCAGTCGGTAGGCAGGGTCAGGAACTGGTTATTAAGGGTTAGCGTCCCGGTCGCTGCTTTACGCAGATTAGGGATCTGGACAGTATTGAATATGCGCTCTTCAGCCGTCTGCACAAAGACGGGGATGTACGCTACAAACGAAGACTCGGTGTTCTCCGTGTAGTCCTGCACCATCTGCCAAAGATTCGTCGGAGAGTTAACCCCGACCGCATATGTAATAGCCATCAGCGGTTAGTCTTGCCCGGATTGCTCAGGAACTTTCTACCCTTGGTCGCTGCTCCGTACCCACGCATATCGGCGTGTTCTTTCATTCCGGTACCAGCAATCCAACGCCCATGAATGAATACACCGGCCTTGTTGATGTCCGTTTGCGGGTAACCTGTACCTTCTACGGCTTCAACGGGTACTCGCTTATCAGGAGTCTTAGCCATAACAACCTCTACGATATCGTAATAGCAACAGTGCCGACACTTCCAATCCCGACTAGCGGGTCATAGACGCCCGGAAGCGCCGAATATCCAACCGGGTTCCAGCCCCAGTAAATCTGCCTACTACCGCCAGCACCATCATTACCCGGAGCATAGTAGCTTGTGTCAGGTCGCGGGCTCTCTACGGCCTGCGGGTCATCTACAGGATACATCCCGAGTTGAAGCTGAGGATGATCCGGCTCCCAACACTCTGGGCAAACCTTGATGTTGACGTTCTTGGTCTTGATAACCAACGTCTTCAACTGGCCAAGTTTATACTGAAACCCGCACCGGTCGCACTCAGCTATGGAATTCTTGCCGGAGGAGTACCTGCTACCAGCCATCTGAGGTTATCTCATGAACGACTGACGAGGGACCAACCGAAGGGAAGACTTGTCCCGATCCTCTTCTGAAGCCAACTGCCACTGCTCGTTATAGACCTCTTTAAGCATGGGGAGACGAGCTTCAGCGCCGGGGATCTTCATAGCAAGGTGGTATGCGAGGCCCGATACAAGCGCGGGGAGCATACGAAACGGTACGTCTTGTCCATTGATCCCATCACCTGCGTCCTGCATACGCCGCAAGCGCCAGTAAACGAATGTATACGTAGCACTATTGTCCGGCACAGGCCAAATAACAAACTGGGGATACTGGACTACGTTGGCCGAATCAGTGGTACCGCCTTGGCGGTTGATCCAGACTTGAAGCGGGCGGCCATTGGCGTTCTTGTTCGGAATAGCAGAGTAAACGCTACCCGATATACGTGTGGCAGTGATATCAACCTGATTCTGGCCGGTGCCTGTACGGATCACGTGATCAAGAAGATCAACCGTATCAACTGGGAGATTGTACGTAGACTGATTATAGGTCAGTACTTGCTGACCTTGTTCTACAGTCCAGAGATTGATGCCACGATTAGCCCACTCCATAAGCAGGAGATTAAGGCTACGGCGAGCAGTTCGCAGATCATAGCCAGAATGCAGTTCCGCCCCACAGCGTTCAAACGCCTCCTCTACAATGGTATTGAGGTCAAGATTGAAGTCGCTAGTAGCAGCGGTCTTATACGTCGGCATTTACTTACCCTGATGCCTATAGGCACGCGTCTTCTGGCTGATCTTCTTGGGCTGGGCTACGAACTGTTTACCCGCAGCTTTGCCCTTCCGCTTCGCTTTGGTAGTCGCTGCATACTCAGTAGGGGAGAGAGCTTTGATCGCTACCGCATCTTGCACTTAGTCTTGCCGGACATGCAGCAGCCATCTGCCTTAGACCGGTAAACCGAGCCGCCTTTTGCCATCTTCATCGGAGCAGCCTTCTTCGTACTACCGCCCATCGAATACTTCATGCCTTTCATATCGCCACCTTCCTTGAATTTACGGCCTTTATCAGCCGTCATGAAATCCTTACCAACTGAAACCGGTATACCGACCTTCTTGGCGAACTTTGGGTTATTAGCAACCGCTGCCATAAGTCGATGTTGCGCCGCGCTTTTACTTGGCATCGTTGTCTTCTTTGGGTACGCGACCTAGCAATTTTTGTACGGTATAGGTTTCGTATATACGAATACCCGTCCAAATAATAGTAAACAGAGCACCAATTTCCGGTAGCATATCAGTCAACGCTCCGACCACCGTCGCAACCGAAAGAGCGTCAAAAGTATACTTTATACTATCAACGTATTCTGCGCGCATGCTAGCAATTCCACGCGCGTAGGGACTTGTTAATCCGGCTGTTCGGATCTTTTGCTGTTTTAGCGGACGTAAGTTTCTTCTTCATTCCTTCCATACGAGAGCAAAAAGATTTACGCCGCTTCGCGTCTTTATCAGTTTTAGGATCAGGTGCTGGAGCTTTTAGTCCCGGCTTTCCGGGGTTGGCTTTGTTGTAGGATGCGCGGCCTTTTGCATTCAGGCCGCCCTTCGGGTTCTTACCTTCACTACGCTGCCATGCTGGAGTTTTAGCCATAACTCACCCGTAGAATATAGTGTAGTTCCCAGTAGCAGCCGTAGTAATGAAAGGATCGGCCTGAGCCAGAATACCTTCACCCGGGAACGGGATATACGCCGTACCGATAGGAAGCGTAAGCGACAACAGAGTGACGCCAGTAGCGCTGCCATCCGTTACAGTAAACGTGCCACCAGCGGTGGTAACGAAGTACAGCCCTTTGATACGAACGCGACCGGGTGTACCCAACGCCCCTGTGGCCGCGATTGACGCGGCCCTTACGTCTGTTTGCATAGTCACGGCTACGCTCCCTATCTAGCTATTACGGAGTCGCGGTATAGGTGCCGTTCGGGTTACGTAGAGCGTAGTGAATGACGAGAGTACCCGCGCCCGTACCGCCGCCACCGTTGGACTGCGTGAAGGCAATAATAGCGTCAGTAGTACCGACGTTAGCTACAAGCGACGGGTTCGCCGTGCCAAGAGCGATAGTCTGCGTACCGGACAAGCCAGCGAGCAGTGTGGCGCTAGTAATCGCCGTGCCGTTTACGAAAAGCGTAAACGTAGGCGCGGTGGTCGTGTACGCCGTAGTGATGATGAAACTAACCGAGTCGATCAGCGTACCTGCCGGAACGACACAAAGCTGCGTCTGAGCGGTCGTATCAGCATACGCCACGGCTTTGGTCTGCATAACCGAGGTTACGCCGACGTTAGAAATCGTACCTGCGGTCGTGCCGGTGGTGTCTTTTACCGTACCAAGCAGCCACGGGCCTAAATGAGTTGCAGTACCCATGATTATCCTTCCTTATGCACAAGTCGCCGTGTCATTGGTGCATCATCTCTCTAGGAAGCTGATACGGCTGTTGTTACCTAGAATAGTTTCAGATATACGCCTGAACGAGATTCCAGTCAAGAAAAAAGGGGGCCGAAGCCCCCTTCCGTTTCAGCTAACCGATCAGGACGCGCCTGCGGAGCCGAAGATACCAAGCGGATCCGACCAGCCGAAGCTGTAACGCTCACGGCTCTTGTAACGGACGTTACCGGTATCGAAATCCCCGTCCATGCTATTAGCCAGCGGGGTACGGACAAAGTGCTTCAGGCCGTTCGGTACGTCCGTCAGGAGGAACCAGCCATTGGTATCCGTCAGGAAGTGGTTAACGGTGAAGCCGCCGCTAATTGCACCCATAGCACGCAGTGCGTTGATGTCGTTGTCGCTGGTGCCGACACGGAGTTCCGTATCCAGCAGCCGCTTAGCGACGAACATCAGGGCGGGCGGCACGATCAGCTTACGGCCCTTGGCGGCGATCAGCAAGCCGCGTTCGTCGGTCCAGCCAGCGATCTGGATGATAGCCGCTTCAAGCGACGTCTCATTCAGGTCGGACTGCGTAGCGAACGTATTGCTGTTGGTACCGCCCGACACCAGCGGGTGTGCCGTACTGCAGAGCGAAACCCCATCACCGCCGGTTACACCAGACGAGAACGCTTGGTTCAGAACACCAGCGCCCTTGACTTGCTTCGTGTAAGCCATCGCACGGGCCAGCGCCTTGGTGTAACGCTTGCTGAGCGAGTCATACAGGTTGTCTTCAACCGCTTCTTCCGTGATGGAGAAGCCGAGAGCGATAGTCTCGTGGTTGTACCGCGAAGTCCATGCTTCTTGTGCATTGTCGTACTGAATGGCAGTGCCTTCAGCCTTGACCGGTGCAGCCGAGAAGCCCGACAACTTGGTTTCTTCTTCAAAAGAGCGCTCCGAGGTCTCTACTTCGTAGATCTCTTTGTGCTCTTCACCATACGAAGCGTACTCCATGCCGAACAGAGCGTTCAGGCCGGGGAGCAGCTCCTTCAGAAGTTGCGCGCGTGAAATTGCCATTGTTCACTGCTCCTTATTAAGCGATGTTATAGCGGTGGACGCCAGCGTTCACTTTTACGAGAACTTCAGGCGTAGTGACAATAGCTACTGCCCCAGACACCGTAGCGGTCGAAGCCGTTACTGTCAGCGTAGTGGTACCAGTCGTGGTTACCGTCGAAGCTGCCGTAAGGAACGAGCCGGTGTACTGGAAACCATTATTGATGATTCGGAAAACTTCCGAACCAGCGGGGATAACCGCGCCAACCGGCAGGCCAGAAACACCCAGCGACGTGGTACCGGTGCCCGATACATACGTACCGCTAACCGAATACTGCGTGTCAGGTACCAGACCAACTACACGGAAACCACCGGTAGAAGCGCCAGCGGCGGTCGCGACGATAACGCCGTTGAGCGAGTTACCGGTCGTGGTCGAGCCGACAATACTTGCACCCGAGTTACCAAGCATGTTGGTACCGACGTTGATGCTGTTTGCCGAACTAATCACCAACGAGTTAGCCGACGCCGTTACGACTGCACGGAACACTGCGTCCGGATCGTCTACGACATAAGCAACCGCGTCACCAGCGGCAGTACCAGCGGGCCAGTATTGCGAGAACGTAGTCTGCTTAGTCGCCGGGTTGGTGTACTGACAGCCTGCAAAGAATCCAATAATCGTGTTGGTCGAGTTAACGGGCAGGGTCGGCAACGTAACCGAACCAGTCGTCAGCGTAACCGGGTCGCCAAAGAAAATGTTAGTGTTATAGGCGTTGTCAATCCGGTATTGACGAGTGGAACCTGCATAAGGTTGCCCGCCAAGCAGATTAACCGCCTTGTAACCATACGGCTTCTCAATCGTAGGGTATGCCATGAGTTACTCCAAAAATTAAGATCTATTCCCTCGTCCGAACGATACGCCAGACTTACGCTCGTTAAAAAGCGGCATCCGCTCGTCGTTCGTACGCATGAAGTTGTTGTCCACGGCTTCCATCTGAGACGAGGCTTGACGGCTGTAATAGTCATTACGCTGCCGAACCATCTCTTCAGGGGCCTTGCACAGAATCAATCCACCAGTCTCAACATTGCCGCTGCTATTGCCCGGAATGTTAAGCTCAGGATGGTCTACGGCTTTTACCGCAACCCACCCTTCTCTGAACTTTGCGGACGTATTCATCGGATCAGGTGATCCCATCAGGGATGTCCGTACCCACCTGAACTCCCAGCCGGGTTGCGGCTTGGGGCTTGGGAGCGTTTCCGGAGGACGCCACATCGGTACACGTTCAGCGGCGGTCCTATCGTCTACATCTCGATTAAGTCGATTCTCAGCCATTGTCGGCCTCCAGCTTAATAAGTTCTCGTGCGTACGCTTCGTTGGTCAGGCCAAGTCTCTTGGCGATGGCCACTTGCGACGGTGTCAGGCGGACCTGACGCGGCGCGGTTCCCCGCGTTACTGGAGCTACAACTGTAGCTGCCTTGCGTACAGGAGCTTTGCTCCTGACAGGTTCGGCGTCTTCAAACCGTTCTGGAAAACGCCTACGAATCGTCTCATCAATGCTGCGATAGTAATCGTCACTACGCGGATCGACGCCCGACCGGACCAATTTTTCATGCAGGCCATACGCGAGGGCGGTCATCTCCTCATCTGCACCGAACCAAGAATTACGCGCTCTCCAATCTTCAGCCTTTTGATCGACTACACGGGAGGGCGCAGGCGGTGCCTGTACCTGATTTGTATTTTGTACACTTGTATTATCGTTTTGTAAAGTGGGCTGAAATCTTTCCACCTCTTTAATACGAAGTTTCGCATCAGTCAGGGCTTCCTGTGCGTCCGTAATAAGCTCCGCATCCCCAGACTCGTACGCCTGCCGCAGTTTTTCTTTTGCGGCGGCCAGCTCCAGATTAGCGGCCTTGGTCACTTCGCCGATAAAGACCTGCTCACCAGCACCAAGCTGTTGGCGCAGTTGCTTGTTTTCCTCATATGCCTGTTGCGCGAAACGCAACGCTTCTTCACGTTCACGCGCTACCCGCTCTTTCTCACGGCGCTCGTCGTGCCAGACCTTTTTCATCTGGCCCAGACGCTTCTTAACCTTTTCGGAATACTCCTCAAGATCGTCGTTATCCAACTCCTCCACGATGTTTTTGGGGAGTGGTACGCGGCCACGGTCGTCTTCCGGAGTGTCGTCTACGATCTCAATCTCGATATCGTTTTCGGACTCAGCGGTCGTATCAAGCTCATCAGGAAACTTAAAGGCATCGGGCATGATTAACTCCTTATGCGCGGCTCAATCCGCGTGGGTCTTCGACAACGGCCTCCACCGTATCGTCGTTGATGATGCGCCACTCGGTCCCATGCAGTTTGATCCGCGTACCGGAGTACGGGCGCACGAGAACGAAGTCGCCTTCCTTGCACCAAGGGCCGGAGGGGAACCGGGTCTCATCCTTGTAGGCCATATCGCCCAGCTTGACGACGAACAGAACCGTAGTGGTCTGCTCCTCAACGCGCTTGGTTTCTTCGACCTTGATGATGCCGCTCTCGTACTCCGATTCCATTTTAGGAACCATGCAGAGAATACGATAGCCTTTGGGATCAGGAAGTTGCTTAGCTTTTTTCTCAGCCGTATTAAGTGTCTCAGCGACAGAAATATCACTCATCTGCGTCATTCTCCAGACGTTTTGCAAGGTCGTTTATGGTTAGCGTTGCGAAATCGAGACCCTGAACGATTCCACAAAGGCGTTGATAATCTGCGTAGTCCTTGACGCTACCGCGCGTCAGGTGCTCCGTTATCGAAACGCGCTCTTCTTTCAACTTGGAAGCCAAGTATTCAAGAGCGTTGTTGTAGGACATTAGGTAGTTTCTTCCTCATCTTCGTTAGATTCAGGCTCTTCAGCCATCTCTTCAGTCTCCGGCTCTTCAGCCGATGGTGCAGCAAGCTGCATCTGCTTTAGCTTAACCTCGGCTTCACGTATCGAGCCTTGATCAGCCATGTTTGCAGCATCAAGCTGAAGCCGAACCGCATTCAGTTGTTGCTGTAGTTCTTTCAACCTAACCACATCCGCCATGTCGGCGGCTTCGATCTGCAGGCGCAGGGCTTCCAGTTGTGTCTGGGCCTTGGCCTGTGCTTCTCTCAGGTTCAAATCAGCTGCGCGCTGAGCCGCGTCAGTAGTTGTCTTGTTCTGGTCCGCGACGATCCTCGCCTGAACCTCTTGTGCCCGCAGCGCCAGCTCAGCCTTCTTGACCTCGGAGTTAAGTTTCAACTCCTCTACCTTGAGGTCAGCCAGCTGCTTCTTGATCTGCAGGTCAGCCTGCTGCATCTGCACGAGCGGGTCTTGCAACTGCTCTTGAGCTTGTTGGGCTTGTGCCTCGGCTTGGTCCTTCTGCAGGAGCCGTGCAGCAGCCTGCGCAGCCATCTGGGAGAGCTGCACTTCGATCTCAGGCGGCAACCGACCGATCTCGTCATCCTCGTTCTCGAAGTCCGGCGGCGGGGGTAGCGCAGCACCCAGCTGCTTCTCGATCTCCTTGCGGTACTGGAACGCCACGTGCTCCATGATGTGGGCTGAGGCCGCCGCTTGGATGGCCTGCGCCTGCGGATTCTGGCCGATGATCGCCGCAATCTTGGGATCCTGCATGGCCGACATGTGGACCTGCAGGTGTGCCTCGTGGTCTTGGTACAAGAACGCCTTGACCGGCTTACCCATCATGACTGCCATGTTCTCGGACACCGGGTCCATGGGCTTCTGGTCGTCGTTGATCGGTACCAACTTCTCAGCATTCTTGATGCCCAGCGTCTCAATCATCTGTCGATGAAGGAGGGGCAAGTTATAGATCTGCGGAGCAGACTGCGCGAGCTGCATCACTGCTTGGTACTGCACCACACGCTGAGCCAGCGTCGATGCATTGGGATCTGAGACAGGGATGACGTCTACTTGGTCATAGTCCGACTGTTTGGCAGCCGCCTGTCCGATGTCCGGCTGATAGTTGTACGAGACGGGCGTGTTGTCCCGGATGATCAGCGCGAGGAGCTTGAACTCCTGCTTCATCGTGTAGTGGATGCGCGCCTGTACAGCGGACATGACCTTGAGCGTACGCTCAAGGATGGCCAGCGTCGTACCGACCGGAGCCTGCGACGACATGTCGGAGATCTTGATGTCAGCTGCAGCGGCGAACTGCTTACCTTCGTTGACGATCCGATCCATAAGCGCAGCCAGAGTCTGGCTAGGCTCTTTATATGGCAGCGGCAGGATATTGTCCCGGATCGCACCAGACGGCAGATCGACGTCTCTGAACTCGCCGGGGGCGATGGGTGTATCGTCGTTCTTAACCCGCATCCCACGGGCCTTGAGGCCGCCGGGGAGGTTAGACAGCGTGCCTGCATCGACCAGCTGACGGAGAAGAGAAGTCGCCGCCTGCGTGTGGCCGCCGATCAGGTGGATCAGGCCGAAGTAGTAGAACCCAAAGCCGGGAATGTAGCCGTAGTGAACGAAGTGCTGCCGTCGCTGTTTGACTTCATCGTCCTCAAGCCAATTCCGGCGCACAGCCAGAACGGTCGAGGTACCTTTCTCAATAGTGACGACATAGGGTAGGGCGATCCCAGTTGGACGACCGTCTTCATCCTTATCTTCATAGCCTTCCAGATCAAGATCGACATGCATCTCCAAGATCTGAAACCGGTCATCCAAGGAAGCCGAAAAGCCTTGGTCAATGGCTTTCTGCTTCTCCACTTCGTCCATGACGCGCTGGGGATCACCCAAGTCGATATCACGGTAGAAGCCCGCAACCTGCAGTTTACGCAGGTCATTCCTCGTCTTGCGCATGCGGTGAGTAACCCGCTCCGCAGACTCAAGGTTCGCCGCCCCATAGGGCACAATGATGTCCTCTGCGCCGATGAACAGCGCCGTCTGACGTTGCAGAGATGGGTCATAATATATTTTCTTGAACGCATTACCTGACAGACACAGGCTCATCAGCATGCGCTCGTGCTCCGGGCGATACTCCTGCATCACCTCGGTCAGCTGATAGTTCATGTCCTCCTGCACGCGCTGTGCAGCGGCGGCCTTCTCAGGCGTCTCTTTGCCTACAATCTTGGACCGTACCGGACCCGCTGCCGGGAACGTCTCCATGATCGTCTCAGACTGGAACTTGATCGCGCTCTCCATGAGCAGGGGGTGATACACCCCACATGCTCCGGGCCACGGCTCGCTGCGCTCCTCATACTTGAGGCCAAGCAGCTTCAGACCTTTTACGTACGTATCCAGCCAGTCTTTGCGCGACGCCAGATCGTCCTCGTAGTCACCAAGCAGGTCACCCGCAAGCAGCTGCAGGGCCTGCTCATCCATCTCTTCAGCGAGGTTGCTGTCGAAGTCTTCTTCGTCCTCGTCTTCTTTCTCCATATAGAAAGAGAAACCGGGGCCCTGAATGGTCAACTCCTCGGGATCTACGATCTCGATTTCAATGGGCTCCTCATCTGCTAAAGAGCCGAGGCCCATGGGAGCCGCGTAGAGAGCTTTATCAATCGCCATTAAGCGCCTCTTTATTTCTTGACGTCAGTCGTGTACTTGCGACCTTCCCACATGAACGTCTTGGCCCCGTCTTTTCGAGCAGCGGCGAACGCGCTACGGAAGCTCTTAGCTTCATCAGACTTCTTCTCGTACGTGGCGTAGTCGCTTTTCTTCTTATCAGACATGCCGAAATTCCTCGGCATACGCGGAGGAGCGGAGACCTCGGTATAAGCGGGGCGAGCAGGGGGGTGCCTCCTGAACAGTCACCTTGGGCGTACGCTTAGGCGCTACTGGCTCTTTACGAGTGGCGTTCACTTTGCGCTCTGCAGCCGTCATGCGGCGAGGAGCAGGCATGGAAGACGTGGAGGCTGAAGAAGGCGATTTCGCGGAAGCAGCGGCTTTAGAAGCGGGTTTAGGTGGTGCGGCGCTGCGACGAGTAGGGGCTTTCGGTGCTGGGGCTTTGGCTGCAGCACTCTTCGACTTTCCGAAGTCAAAAATACCTCTACCATCTCGCAGTGCGGCGGGGAGCTTATTGCGCAACATGCCAAAGAGGGCGGTATCAGAGCTGTCTGATCCGGGCTTACGGGGCATAGCCTTCTCCTAATAATAGCCGCGAGACTTGGCGCGGCTGGATTTGAACCACTGTATGGGCTCAGGCTCATCACTCGGTAGCTTGATAAAGCCACCTTGGCGGAATCTGAGCAATGCTAATGTTGTAGAGTCTACCAAGTCATCATTACGACCGGCAGGGAAATCGTTACATTCCTCTACAACTTCTCTAGCCCAACGTCTGTCCGGAGCCCACACGAGCCCAGCTGCGAACAGATCCGTCACGGCATTCACTCGCGAGATCTTGTCTTGACCTCTTCCGGGCGTGAACTCCATCAGCGGCACGCCCATCCGCCTCATCTCTTGGTACAGCGCCGCACCGTTGGACTTCTTCTCAACGATGAAGCTATCTGGTTCCCACTCTTTATACTCCTCCAATACTAACGCTTTAAGCTCTGGAAACTCCAGCCGCTCCTTGATGGCGTTGAGCAGGATGATGTTGTGGTTGTTGGTCTCCTCATTGTAGAAAACCCCCCAGACAGTCAGCGCGTTGTAGTCCGCTCGGTTATTCTTCTCCTGTGCGGCGTCCAGCGCCATGATGATGAACTCGCAATCAGGCGGGGAGTCCTGCTCCCAGACCTGCCACCACTCGCGTTTGATCAGCGCACCCTCTTCGGCAGTGGGCTGCTGCATGTACTGAGCCTGCCAATACCGAGGGTCCATCGACGCTTTCTTGGCAAGCAGCTCGTCCAATGACCAGAAGTCAGGCCACAACGGCTTATCGTTCAATATGGCCGGAAACTCGATGACCTCCCATTGGTCAGAGTCATCGTTCTTGGTCATGTGGTCTATAATTTGTCCAGTAAGGTCCAACTTACTCCATCGAGTCATGACCACGATGATGGCCCCACCCGGCATCAGACGCTGTACCGGGCCTGACTGGAACCATTCCCACGCCGGGTTGAATACATCAGCACGCCCCTGTTTCGCCTCCTGTTCGGAGTGGGGGTCGTCAATAATGAATAGATCCGCGCCTCGACCGGCCAACGCACCGCCGACACCAATGGCGAAATACTCGCCATTATAGTTAGTGCCCCATCGGGAGGCCGACTTTGAGTCCGCTTGCAGCTCTACATTGGGGAAAATGTCGTGATAAAGGTCAGCCCCCACTAAATTCCGCACCCGACGACCGAAATTGACCGCCAAATCCGCCGTATGCGAGGCCATAATGACCTTTTTCTGCGGGTATTTGCCCAAGAACCACGCCGGAGCCAGATAAGAGATCATCTCCGACTTGCCATGACGTGGGGCAATATTAACAATCACCCTTTTCTTCTTGCCTTCGGCAATTTCCTCGAAGATTTTGGCCAGTCTTCTGTGATGCGGGCCTACGATATACCCGGGATATACGTGCTGAATGAAATCCAGAAAGGATTCTTTGCCTTTTTGCTGAGTAAGCTGCGTCGTGTACTGTTTTAACAGGTCAGCGACATGTCTTTTCTGCTTATCAGGGAGTGTAGGCAGGGCTTTCTGCAGCGCAGCGATATGCGCAGGGGTTAATTTGGCCGCTAAAGCGCTCATTCCGGCTCTACCACGGCATATTCGACGTATTCCGTGTCGTCAACGCTAATCCGCAGGGCTTCAAGCGTAGAAAGCAGCTCTTTCTCCACTTCTTCCATGGGTTTTACGACGTGGGTAACCTCAGATCGGCGCTTGAATGCATCGACACCGTCAATATCACCGAGTTTTGTCAAAGCAGCGATACGATCTTTAGCACTCGTAGCCGTTTCAATCTCGTTGATCAGTCTATTAACCACATACATCTTGAGTTCAGATAGCTCATCGACTAACTGAACCTTATGCTGGGTAATCATCCCGGCCAAATAGGCCATGGTTTCATTGGGATAATTGGCAAAATCCGGGCGAATTGACGGGTCTTGCATCATCTCTTTGGCAATTGACATGGCTCTGCTCTGATCGTCTTCTGTCGGCACAAGCGCCTGACCTGTAGCATCGGACAGGAGCTTTATAGTCCTAGCCCGCATCGCCAATTCATCCGCTGGCGACAACTCAGGCATGGCCATACCCGCCGATATAGGCAGCGGGATGTCTGTATCAATGTCTGGGATCAGATAACTCATTAGCTAATCCTACCTATTCCCCAACAACTACTACCTATTCCCCAACAACTACTCCCTGTAGCTGCTCCTCAGCCTGTAGTTTGAGTTTGATCAGCAGGGGGTAGATCCCAGTCTTGGTTGGCAGTTCCCCGAGCAGAGACAGGATGGTGTTCAGTTCGTTAAAGGATACGGACAAGGTCAGGACTGGGTCTTGGTTTGGCATGTTTCGGTTTTGCATAGGCTCAGGACCACGGTAGCGGCGGAATAATAAGCGGGGGGTTTATCTGTATGTCAAGCTGTTGCTGCAACGCAGCTTCAGTTTCTTCTTTATCCACGCCATTCTCCCAAACCCAGCTCAACACCTGATCCTGTGTAAGGGAGTTGTAAGGAATGAACGGGTCACCGGGACCATCAAAGGTTACGGTACCATAAATAGTGCTACTGAACCCGTCCTGCCTCCCTACAACCCTCCACGCAGCCGTAATGACGCACTCTGGTGGAGCGGCAGTCGTAGGCGTGGTCTGCATCCACTCAATAGTCCAAGTAGTGTCCATACCCGCCTATTCCTCTATAAACTCTTTTACCGCATCAAGGCCGAAATGGTCGTTTACAAACCGGAGTAGCCGTTCAACGTCAATCCGCAGCACCTTACCGGTAGGCGTGTGCTTAGATCTGAAAATCCATTCGTTAGTATCACTATCGTGGGGGGAGATCAGCGTGGCATTGCCCGTTGCGTCCATGACGTAGGCTTCCCCGGAACTAGAATAAATCGAAATACCATTAGCCAGAGTACCAGAAGGCGCAGTTCCGTTGAAAATATCTAAATGCCTATTGCCTATTGTAGTTGCGCGTTCAGCACTGCCGCCTATTTTGACGTTACTATTAGTCGCTTCCACAAGAAACATATCAGCTACTGAAGTGGAATGGACACGGAAATCGTGATCCGCAAATGCCGAGTTTACTATAGTAAACGATGTACCTATTCTAAATCGTTCTGTCAGAGTGACAGCAGTGCCTCCTGTACCAATAGGGGCGTTTTCAAATATATGGTTGCCGGTACCCCTATCAGTCGAATATCGACATACTGCAGCAGAATTTGTATAAATCCAGTTTGTGCCATTCCATGTCGCATTATGGACGACATTAAAAACGCCATAAGGCGCGTCTGAGGCGACGGACCCAGCAAGATACCCATCACCGAGCTGTATTGCTTTTGCATTAGCAATACCAGACCCCCAAGTGGCTCCGGTAGTGTGCCCAAGAGCAAGAATTCCATTAGTATTTAAACGCATGCGTTCTGAGTTATTAACGCCGAACAAAATAGGCTTACTATTTGTATCGCCCCATATTCGGATATCGCCCGACCTTGTCTGAATAAAAAACTGTCTGGCATTACCTGAGAATAGGCTGATAAATGGTTCTGTTGTTAGTCCTTCAAAACGGGCTACTTCATTGGCGGTATTAGTGTAAGCATGGAACCGTGCAGCGGGAGAGGCTGTCCCGAGGCCCACTGCCCCCGTACCGTTAGGTGCCAGCAGCAAATTACCGTTCGTGTTAGTCGAACTTACTGTGTTGCCATTCAGGTTGATGTTATCAATCTGAGCCTCAGTCAGAGCCGACGATGTGCCAAGCGTCACCCCGTCAATCGACCCTCCATTGATATCAACGAAATCATCCATCACCACGACATTCGTGCCGTCTACATATAGATGTGCCTTCCTGCCATTTGGCACCGTGATGCCGGTACCCGTGAGGGTCTTAACCATGATGCTCTGGGAGCCAGTGGTGCTGTTCTGGACTACGTATTCTTTCTGAATGGTCGGAACAATCAGGTTCCGTGTAGTGGTCAGGCTTACAGATGAGCCGGCATTAAGCACCAGAGCGCGGGCGATCTGTGCAGCGTTGGTATCAGCATAGGTCAGTGTCAGGTCCGCATCGGCTGTAAATACGCATACAGCACTGCCTACGATTGCCTGCTCAAGGGCAGTACCAAGATTGGTATTGGTAATAGTCCCCCACGTACCCGCATTCTCACCCGTAGCCTGAAGCTCAATTTTCAGATTGGCTGAGTATGTACTTGGCATGTTTACCTCGCTTCGGAGTCCATAAAGCAATGATATGCGAGTCGTTAGCTAGATTATACAGTGGTGCGTCAACATGGAACCAAATTGACAACCGGGGGGTGTTTTAGGGAAAGGGGTAGTGATTTGTGCGGATTATTGTGTATAGGGTGCGCGCACGGAGTCCCAAAAAATATAGGGGGGTACCCCCCGGGTGGGGGTCTGCCCAGCCAGAAAACGCCACGCCGCACCGCCCGCGCCACGCCGCGCCACGCCACCCTCGAATCCTAATGGACTCAATAGGTTACACGTTTGGACCGTGGTCCAAACCATACGTATTGACGGCTGATTCAGAACATGTATATTGGTGACTCGCATTACATGTCGTAATGCGCAACGGAGACTGAAAAATGACCAAAGCAAAAAAGACGACCACCTTTGCTGCCGCTCTAATGGGCGCGCAACCTGAACCCGTACAGGTGGCAAAGCCTACCGCGCCCGAGTGCATGCGCCGTGGGGGCGTGGAATGGGGACGCCGAATCGCCGATGCATCGGTAGCGCTTTCGGTAGTCGCGCATGAATTCAGAACCTTATTGGCCAACGTCGGACATTCGGGCCCGCTACCCGAATGGAAGGAACTCGGCGCAGTGCTGGACGCTGCACGCGGCCGGCTGGATCCGGAATCGTTGGTCACGGTTCCGAGTCGCGACGACATCGCACGTGGTTTCATTGAGCGCTTGGACGAGCGCTACATGGGATCCGACGCAGTACCCGGCGGCTTCGCATACGCGAAGCTTGTCCGAGCCGCAGGTGAAGTCGGCGCTCGCCGGGTTGCGCTGATAGATACAGCTGGATTCGTCCAGCTGTGCCGCGCAGACGAAAATCGGAAAGAGGCGCTGAAGGAACTCCGCGCCGAAGCGCAGCGCCGGATCAGTAACGCATGGCGCGCCGTGACGAAGGCGGACAAGGAAGGCGAGGCGAAGCGCGGGGCTCGCGCAACGTCTACGCTGGCTGATCGAATCCGCAAGGCGCATCCGGCAGACTTGCTGGACGTCACCAAAAAAGCCGGGCTCGCACCACCGGCTGAACTGATCAAGGCGCGCAACGCATACTTGAAAGCGCTCGACACCTACGCCGACACCGTGATCGGCTGACCACCACCGGGGGCCGCAAGGCCCCCACCTTTACCCCGCCGCAAGGCGGGGTTTCACACCAGTTCTGTGTGCGCGCGTGCGCCTCCATGTTAGGCGTGTACGCCAATTTCTAAAAAACTCCCCGCAAACTGTGTCGGCGGGTATGTTATATGTATGCCACGTAGAGTTTTTGAAAAATTAGATGAAGTCTCGCCCTAACGTAATGTGAGCGGTACTTAACGTGGTAACCCATTTAATTTTTTCCAAAAAGTTGTTTTGCCTTTTGGACCACGGTCCAAACGATGAGGCGAAACTTCATCTAATTTTTTCAAAAGGTATGGTTAGTGAAACTGAGCATGTAACTTAGCCATTTAGAAAAAATGACACAACTTGTAACGTCCATCAAACTTTTTCGGCAAAAAACCTCGCGGCACAAATTTAATCAATAACTTAGGGGTCAAAAAAGTTTGTATAAGTACGGGATTTCTAACAAGTGACACAGCCCAGTTTGTATACCCTATACGTATTCATGTATAG